GACCAAAAATGAAGCGCTGGAACCTGTTTTTGCCCACAGAAACCCTCGAAAAAATCAAAGTTTTAGCCGCCAAAAAGGGCATTCCGGCCTCGGAATTGGTGCGCCAAACCCTCGAAAAGTACGTTGCAGCGGTCGAAAAAGCTGCTCTAGAGGCGAAAAATGCTGCCTGAAGACCAAAATGTGGGGGAAGAGCCCCTCGAATATGGCGTCAAAACCACTTCCTTCCCTCTTGTCAGTGATGAGATGGTGGCCAGCATCGCGCTGGGCATGGAAGATGATCTCATCGTGGCGTCTCGCCACGGTCTAACCGTCGAGCAGTACAACGAACTGGCCGCGACACCGTGGTTTCAGCTCCAAGTCACAGCAAAACGTTCCGAGTTCGCCAAAAACGGCGTGACGTTCAAGGCCAAAGCCTCATGGATGGCCGGAGACATCTTGGATCAGGTATACCTGTTAGCATCGAGCCCGGATGCCAGCCTTGGCCAGAAGCACGAAGTCCTCAAGACGCTTAGTAAGCTTGGCGGGTTGGAGCCGAAGGAGGAAAAACAGGTGCAGACTGGGCCGGGGTTCAGTATTTCCATCGACTTGGGTGGTGGCCAGTCCATCAGCTTGAGTAACGAGGTGAATCAAAGCCTGCACAATAGAAACTCCTCGGAAATCCTTGATTTGCCTACAAAAATCGTGCCGACTGCATTAAAGGATGAATCATAGAATGAGCACATACAAACCCACAGAGACGCAACGCGAGTACATGCTTGATGATCAGTATGTGCGTGTGCTGGCCGGACCGGTCGGTGGCGGTAAGTCTGTTACGTGCGTGCACGAGCTCGTTCGTCTTGCCTGCGGCCAAGCGCCTAATAAGAAGGGCATACGAAAAACCCGGGCGGTGATTGTGCGTAACACGGCTGACCAGTTGGCGTTGACGACCAGAAAGACGGTGTTTGACTGGCTGCCGCCGGGCGAAGCGGGTATTTGGAAAGCTGTGGAGAAAACGTTCATCTTGATGGCCCGACTGCCGGATGGCACCACGGTAGAGTCCGAGTGGATTTTCATTCCGCTCGATACGCCGGACGACGTGCGAAAGGCGCTGTCATTGGAGACCACGTTCCTGTGGGGTAACGAGAGCCGCGAGCTCCACCCTGAAGTTGTTGACGGTTTGTTGTCACGTCTGAACCGATACCCCTCGGCCAAGGACGGCGGCCCGACCCGCTCGTGTGCGCTGTTCGATACGAACATGCCAGACGAAGACACATGGTGGCATGACAAGATGGAAAACCCGCCATCTAACTGGGCGGTGTATAAGCAGCCCGCTGCGATCCTGAAGCCCGACGTGTACCTCGATAGGTTCGGCGAAGAGCCCGAGGAGCTGCTGATGGACAAGGACGGTGGAGAGTGGGCGGTAAACCCTGAGTGCGATAACTACGATCACCTGCCCAAGCAGTATTACCCGAACTTGATCCCGGGCAAGACCGAAGACTGGTTGCGGGTGTACCTCCGTTCGGAGTACGGGCGCTCGCTGTCTGGTACTCCTGTGTATGAGAAGACGTTCATCTCTGATTTCCACGTGGCGCAGAGTTCTCTCAAGCCGATCCGCTCGGCGGACTACCCAGTCATCATCGGTATTGACTTCGGGCGCACTCCGGCGGCGGTGTTCAAGCAACGTGATCCTCGTGGTCGCGTGGTGACACTGGCGGAACTCGTGTCTGAGAACATGGGCATCGAGACGTTCATCCGGACGAAACTCAACCCGTTCATAGCTAACCACATGCAGGGCTGTACGTTCCTGTGTGCGCCCGATCCGGCCGGATACGCGAAGCAGCAGCAGAACGAGATGTCGCTGGTGGATGTGCTGAAGGACGCTGGTTTTAAATGCGTGCGACCCCCGACGAACAAGCCAGAGCTCCGTATCCAAGCGGTCGAGCGCTTACTAAATCAACAGCTTGAGGGTAAGGCGATGTACATTATCGACCCGGAATGCAAGTCACTGATCAAAGGGTTCCGCTACGGCTACCGGTACAAGATCAAGAAGAACGGCGAGATGGAAGACAAGCCCGATAAGAACGAGTTCTCCCACGTCCACGATGCCAACCAGTACGCTGACTCGGTGATAGACATGAACGTGCGTGGCGCGGGGCTACAAACTACGCGGCGCGAAGTTAAAAAAGCGAAATATGCTTACACTTGACCGCTACCCTTCGGGGAGTACAATTTGCGCACAGAATTCTGAGGTATACCCATGGCTGCTTTAATACCCGTCGCTCGCGCATCCGATCTGGAAGCCGAGGCCAAACGTCGCAGTGACGAGCTGCAAAATCAACCCGTCATTCAAGGTTTAGCTTCGCATGTGCGTGAGCGTTGGGATAGTGCACGTGTTGCAAAACGTAAGCTGGAAGAGCGCATGCTCCAGTGTTTGCGTCAACGCAATGGTGAATACGACCCGGAAAAAGCTCAAGAAATTGCTGAGCAAGGTGGCTCGGATATTTTCATCAACCTTACCTCTGTTAAGTGTCGTGCCGCTACGAGCTGGCTCCGCGATACGCTATTGGGCTCTGGAACCGACAAGCCATGGAGCATCGAGGGCACGCCAAACCCCACCATGCCTCCTGAGATTCTGCAAGGGCTGCAGGCCACACTGGCCCAACAGTTGATGGAGCATATGCAGCAGGGTGGAGTGCCTCCTTCGCAAGAAGACCTCCGCATAATGGCCATGCAGATGAAGGATGAGGCTGAGCGTCAGCTGAAAGAAGAATCGGACGAGCGTATCGCGCGCATGGAACGCAAGATGGAAGACCAGCTCGATGAAGGCGGCTGGCACAAAGCGTTCAATGAGTTTCTTGACGACATCGTCACCTTCCCATACGCCGTACTCAAGGGCCCGATCAAGCGCAAGCGCAAAACACTCCAGTGGCAAAACGGCAAGCTCGTTCCCGTCGAAGAGATTCGCAACGAGTGGGAGCGCGTTGATCCGTTCATGGTTTACTGGGCCGCGTGGTCTTGGAACCTTGGCGATGGCTACATCATTGAGCGCCACCGCATGACAGCGGAAGATTTGCAAGCGTTGATCGGCGTGCCCGGCTACAACGACGATGCCATTCGCACGATCCTCAATGACTTCGGCTCGACGGGCATGAAGCAGTGGTTGTGGACTGACGCATCGAAAGCACAGGCCGAAGGCAAGTATGTGACCGAGTCGATCATCTCTGGTGACTTGGTTGACGCGCTTCAGCTGTGGGACTCCGTCAAGGGCAGCTTGCTTTTGGAGTGGGGCCTATCCGAGAAAGAGATTCCTGATCCAGCGTTGAGCTATCCATGTGAGGTCTGGTTGATTGGCAACGTGGTGATCCGCGCGGTGCTCAACTATGACCCGCTGGGTCGCAAGCCATACTACCTTTCCAGCTATGAGAACCTGCCCGGTTCAGTGGACGGAAAAGGCGTGACCGACTTGTGCCGCGACGCACAGTCCATGGTGAACGCGTCTGCACGCAGCTTGGCCAACAACATGGGCATCAGCTCTGGCCCACAAGTGGGGGTAAACATTTCTCGCCTGCCGTCTGGTGAGGACATCACGGACATGCACCCTTGGAAGATTTGGCAGTTCACTGCCTCTGAGGTGAACGACAGTTCTGCGCCATTGACGTTCTTCCAGCCAAACAGCAATGCCAACGAGTTGATGGCTGTCTTTGAGAAGTTCAGCGCACGCGCAGACGAGGACACCATGATCCCTCGCTACATGACAGGCGAGAACACACCGGGAGCTGGCCGTACGTCGTCTGGCCTGTCCATGCTGATTAGCAACGCGGGCAAGGGAATCAAGCAAGTAATCAGCAACATCGACCACGATGTGATCACACCAGCGATTGAGCGCCTGTACCAAGACAACCTGCGCTACAGCGATGACCCAGACTTGATCGGCGATGTGAACATCGTGGCCAAGGGCGCGTCTAGCTTGGTGATCAAGGAAGCTGAAGCAGTTCGCCGCAACGAGTTCTTGCAGATCGTGCTCAACAGCCCAGTGGCTCAGCAGATCGTGGGTATGGACGGCACGGCCGAGTTGCTCCGCGACCAAGCGAAGAACCTCAGCGGCAACGTTGACCGCGTGGTACCAGACCGCAAGCAGATGAACATGGTGCAACAACAGCAACAGATCATCGCGCAGCTGCAAGAACAACTGGCCATGCTCACCGGCATGGGCCCAGATGGTCAGCCACTGCAACAAGGCGCACCGGGCATGATGCAAGGCCCAGCACCAAAAAACATGCTCCCTGATGGCAGCCAAGTCGGCGGCCGTGAAGGTAACATGATGTCCCCACGTCCAAACGGAGTATGAGTATGAAGGGCATCACCGCCAAATCCACAGTGGCTGCATTGATCATGCAGCTGTTTCACGCACGCACCAACGCCCACGTCCTGCATTTGCGCACGCGCAGCTACGCAGCCCACAAGGCGCTCAATGAGTTTTACGACGAGATCGTTGGGCTGACCGACGACTTGGCTGAGTCATACCAAGGCCGCTATGGTATTCAGGATTACCCAGAGTTACCGTACAAGCAAGAGTCGGACGCTGTGATGATGCTGCGCAGCCTGCGCCGCTACATCGACGAGAACCGTATGATGATGTGCGAGCATTCTGAGATTCAGAACACGATTGACGAGATTGTTACCCTGTTGAACACAACTTTGTACAAGCTCGAAAATCTTTCTTGACACAACCTTACAGTTTGGATATAGAATCCGCACATGAAGATATTCGTAGGCCAAAAGCCAGACCGGAAGCACATACAAGCGTTGTATCGCTGTAAGCATCCAGAAAACGAGGCGCTCTTGGAGTTGTTCAGACTAAAGCTGGAGGAAGTAAAAAATTCTCTGGTGTTAGCGGAGGACCCAGTGCGTATTCATCGTCTTCAAGGTCGCGCGGAGGTCTTATCAGATTTTCTCGAGGCGGTTGAGAAATCGCCCGAGATTTTCGACCGGGTCAAATGACCCGATTTTTGTAGTCCTAGCAAACCATTATGTTGGACGGCACACCGGTTTTGACCGACGCCTGAATGCAGAGTTGGCGCTTTAAAGGAAATTTAAAATGGCATTGCCGAAACAAGTAGAAGCTCAATTACGTGAACTGGAACAGATCGAAAAACAAATAGCTGAGAGTCAAAACCCAGCGCCCGCTAACCCGGAGCCCGCAGAAGACCCCCCAGCCGAGACTTCGACACCTGAGCCGACCAAGATAGAGCCAAAACCTGTTGATCCAAAGCCAGAACCAACAGAACCAACTATTGCTGAAGAAACATGGCAGAGTAGGTATATTGCCCTTAAGGGTAAATACGATGCCGAAGTGCCACGCCTACACGCCGACGTGCGGGAATTTAAGGCCCAATTGGAGAAACTCCAAAAGACCTTAGAAACCCAACCAGTCGATACGAAGAAGCCTGCAGCGGTTGAGAAGTTGGTCACGGATGCTGACGTTGAAGCATTCGGCTCGGACTTGATTGAAGTCCAACGCAAAGTTGCACGCGAAGTTGCAGCAGAATTCCGTGGCGAGCTTGACGCTATCCGCGCCGAAAATGAAAAGCTGCGCGAGCAGTTGAACATGACCGGCACCCAAGTGTCTGAAGCATCGTTTGAGCAGCGCCTGCACCGTTTGGTGCCGGACTTTGATGCAGTCAACGTTGATCCCAAGTGGATTGAGTGGCTGAACGAAGTAGACCCGCTCTTACGTGGCCCACGTATGTCTGTTGCACAGGAAGCGTTCAACCGAGGCGACGCGGAAGGTATCGCACACTACGTGAGTTTGTTTAAGGCTACATTAGCCCCCGCAGCTCCCGCAGAGCCAAAACCTAGCAAAGCCGATGAGCTTGCACGTCAAGTCCAGCCAAACCGTTCTGCGCCTAGCGCGACTCCAGCCTCACAGCAAGGCAAAGTCTACACAGACTCGGACATTCAAAAAATGTTCCGCCGTGCAATTGAGATGAGCGCAAAAGGACAAAACGATGAGGCACGTAAACTTGAAGCTGAAATTGACTCTGCTTACAGAGAAGGACGCGTGAAAGCGTAATCTTTGAAGGCTGGTCTAACCCCAACCTGTTTTTTCTTTTAGGAGGCCAAAATGGCTGCTGTTTTTCCGGTTACCGGCTCTGGTGCATTTGACACCACCCCCTCTTACTCTGGTGCTTTTATCCCCACGTTGTGGTCGGGTAAGCTCTTGGCTAAGTTTTATCAAAACACAATCTTGTCTGAAGTCACTAACACTGACTATGAAGGCGAGTTGAAGAACCAAGGCGATACAGTCCGTATCCGTTTGGCTCCTTCCATCAACATTCAAGACTACACTGTTGGTCAATCTTTGAACTATGAAGTTCCCACTCCGATCTTCCAAGACATGCAGATCAACAAGGGTAAGTACTTCGGCGTTCAAGTGAACGACGTGTTGGCATATCAATCTGACATCGCTTTGATGAACATGTTCACCGAAGACGCTGCCAAGCAACTCAAGATCGCCATCGAAAACGAAGTGTTCTTCAACAGCTTCGTGACTCAAGGCCCTGACGCTGCTAACGCTGGCGCTACCGCCGGTAAGATTTCTGCCGCTTACAACTTGGGTACAGACACTACTCCTATCGACCAATCTACACCTGAAAACGTGTTGAAGGCGATCTTGCGTATGTCTACCACTTTGGACGAGCAAAACGTTCCCGAAGATGGCCGCTTCTTGATCTTGTCTCCCTATGACCGTCACTTGTTGATGCAATCTAGCATCGCTCAAGCGTACTTCACTGGTGACCAATCTAGCACCATCCGTACCGGCAAGATCGGCATGTTGGATCGCTTCAGCGTTTACGTGTCTAACTTGTTGCCACACGGCGAAGCTGGTAAGGCTTTGGTTGCTGGCTTGTCTGCCACTTCTACTGGCGGTGCTGTGACTGGTGCTAAGGCACGTCGCACAATGATCGCTGGTACTAAGCACGCTGTGTCGTTCGCTATGACTGTGAACAAGACTGAACCTCTGCGTAACCAAACAGACTTCGGCGACATCGTTCGCGGTTTGGCTGTGTACGGTCGCAAAGTGGTTAAGCCACAAGCTCTGGTCGTCGCTCAGGTTGGCTCTGCTACCTAATCGGTGATACAGTAAAGGGGCCCTTCGGGGCCCTTTTTTAATTCTGGAGAAATACATGGAAGCACTTGAATTGATGGAACGCCTTGGTGGCGAAATCTTGGCAAACAAAGTTCGCGCTCGCATCGACGGAGAGATCGTCATCATTGCTGAGCTGGACGAAGAGAACGAATGGGTGTACACAGAAAAAGGTCAGATTCTTGCTAACGAACACTCCAACTTGGCTGTGAGCGAAGCTGCTGCACCGAAAACTCGCAAAAAGGGCTTGGCTGCTGTAGAATCCGTCGAAGCTCCTGCGGTTGAAACCCCTGCTGAGCAAGCTCCTGTTGCTGAATAAGGCAAAGCCATGAAACCTCTTAGCGCGTTCTACCCACGTATCCTTCCATACCTGCCCGGGTGTCCTGAGCCGTTAGTGGATCAGGTACTGGTGAACGCTGCTATTGAGTTCGCCGAAAATTCTTTGACTTTGCGGCAGAACCTCGATCCATTCAACACTATTGTTGGGATCGCGCAGTACGACCTAGACCCTCCTACAGTCCACCATGACATTAACCGTGTAATGGGCGTAACGCTTGGTGGTCGAGAGCTGCACCCCGGCATGGCTGAGGCGATCCGCAACGATCTGCCTACGGCCAATGCCACCCCTCGCGGTTTCTATACAGACCGCACAGACAACGTGTTCACGTTGATGTTGACACCTCCACCAGACACCGTGCAGTCTGTTGTAGTAGCTGTGAACTTGCGTCCAGCCCGTAACGCGGTTATGTTGGACGACGACATGTACAACATCTGGATCGACCCCATCGTGTCGGGCGCTATCGCCCGCGCCATGCAGGTTCCAGACCAACCGTTTACAGACTACGCGCGTGCGCAAGAGTTGTTTGCGTCAGCCGCAAAACAAACAAATGATTCCCGAGTGGAAGGCATGTATGGCTTGATGCGTGGTTCCATGCGGGTTCGCCCACGTTCTTTCGCTTGAGGTAACTGATGACAACAACCGCACAATCTGTACTACAGCGTGTAGTCATCACGCTTCAAGACCCTTCAGCTGTTCGTTGGACGACGGCTGAATTAGTCCGTTATTTGAACGATGGCCAGCGCGACATCGCGCTGATTCGTCCTGACGCGACCGCTACTCCAGCTTCTATGGCCTTGGCCGTGGGCGCTCGACAGAATCTCCCCGCTGTCGGGGCCAAATTGCTTGACGTTATCCGAAATTCAAACGGCACCCAACGCGCTATTCGCTTGACTAGCCGTGCAGTTTTGGACGCGCACAACCCAGACTGGTACAGCAAAGCAGGCACAACCGACATTCGTCATTACACGTTTGATTCCCGCGAGCCTCGTGTGTTCTATGTTTACCCACCTGCAGCCGTAGGCGCGTCAGTGGAGATGGTGTACTCTGCGTACCCAGCAAACATCACAGAACCCTCCGCTGGCGCGTTGTACACGGCTGTGTCAGGTGATTTGAGCGTGCAAGATATTTTCGCCAACGCGTTGACCAACTACATCTTGTACCGCGCATTTAGCAAGGATGCAGAAACCGTCAACGCAACAGCAGCGTCAACGTACTACCAGCTCTACCAATCAATGCTTGGTATCGAGCTCAGTGGCACAACTAGCGCGGCACCGAAGGACTAACCATGGCTGAAAAAATCAAACTCGTTCAGGGCGATACACGCCCTCAACTCAAATACGTTGTATCTGACGAAACCACTGGGCAGATCGTTGACTTGACAGGCGCTACGGTGCTTTTGAAGTTCCGCGCCGCTGGCTCCAAGACTGTGTTGTTCACGCTCACTGGGTACTTGCAGTCTGGCATTGAAGACGAGAACGGTGTTGTGTCACAGTACAGTGTAGGCGAGACCTATGCGGTGCCCGGTAGCGGCGGCCGTGTAGCGTTCCAGTTCGGCGCTGGCAACCTCAATATTGACCCCGGCCAGTATGAAGGTGAACTCGAAGTCACGTTCAACGATTCCAGCATTCAGACCGTCTACTCGGTCACGAAATTCCAAGTTCGTGCCCAGTTCTAAATGGCCCGCCAGCCTAAGCCACAGCGCCTCAAAGCCCTAGCAACCTATCGGGTGCTAGCTACACGCGCACGCGCGGTCTTAGGCACAACGAAACTAACCACAACAGCTGTAAACGCGCTGGCTAGGACAGCCGCGCTGTCGGCGCTTGGCAACGCTGAGATGATATCGGCTGCCGTCAAGGCGTCGTTCTTGGTGACGGGGGCGAAGACGGGTAAGTTCTTCATCTTGCGTGAGGTAGAAGACGCGATGACAGCGTCTGAAATCCGCAACTTCAACATGTCGAAGTTGTTGCACAGCGAGATGCAAGCTGTTGACCGTGCTCTGGCGCATGTCAGCAAAGCACTGGCCGATGCGGCGCATGTGTCAGATCAAGTATCACGGTTGGTAGGTAAGGGATTAGTTGATGTCCCGCTGACCAGCGAGACGTTGACGCGTGATAGTAGCAAGGTGTTGGCCGATACGCCGGACGTTACCGACGCTGTAGCCAAGGGCTTCGCAACTGACCGCTTCGACGATTTCACAGTGTCAGATGTGACGAATGTCACAGCCGGTAAGGGTATACCCGACCCAGTTCTTACAGCTGACTTACTAAGTCGCACTGTGGCGTTTGTACGTGTTTTCACGGATACGGCTGACGCGACTGACGAGATCAACGCAAACTTGTTGATGGACGACGGAGAGGTGATCTACCTAGAAAAAGTCGTGTTGGAGAACATCGCCACGACTGAGCAGCTGGCCTTCTCTATGGGCCGTGCGCAGGCAGATACTGCGACAACAGGTGAAGACTTGTTGTGGGCCATGGCCAAGCAGCTCGATGATCTTGTGGGCACTGGTGACTATGACGTTGTTGAGTTTGGCAAATCCCGTGATGACCTTGTAGCTGCGTCTGACGTGGCCTCGCTAGGGTTTGGACTTTCTGCGGCCGATGCAGCTGTGACATCAGAAGTCACAGCTAGAGCTTTCCATAAGGCGCTCAACGACACGGTCACGACTTCTGACTCTCTGAGCTTCTTCCTAGACGCATATTTCTCAACTTCGGCCGTAACTTCGGAGGACGTGCAGGTTGTGCGTATCGCCGCTGGCGGCGTGCCACCGCAGCTTGAACACCAGTTCATGGCGGACTTGACGCTGCTGGGCGTCAACAAAAATTTCAATGACACCGTGGGTGTCACGGACGACTTCTATGGCACGGCCACGATTGACGATGACCAAATCACCTTGGTCGGCAAAAATCTGACCGAAAATCTTCCCACTTCGGAATTGCGTACCGTTGCGTTACAGCGTACACTACAGGAATCCGCAAGTGCGGGCGACAGCGGGTTGTTGGCAATGACCGATTACTGCGACAGCACGTACTTTTCTCAAGCGTACGTCGGTACAGAGCGAATTTTTTCATAAGGAACTGAGATGAACACTCTCGAAAACCTAAAGGCCAGCGGCCAACTCCACGTTGTTTTGACCGGTGCTGATGGCCAAGTCAAAGAAGACCACTTGTTGAAAAACTTGGTCGTTGACACTGGTTTGAACTTCATCGTCAACCGCATGAAAGAAGCCACTGCCACTGTGATGTCGCACATGACATTGGGCACTGGCACAACAGCCGCAGCTGCTGGCAACACCACGCTTGAGACTGAAATCTCTGGCGCTCGCGTTGCTTTGACAAGCACCACTGTAGCCGCCAACCAAATCACCTACATCGCTTCTTTCGCTGCTGGCGTGGGCACTGGCGCTGTTACTGAGTCTGGTATTTTCAACGCTAGCTCAGGCGGCACAATGCTTTGCCGTACTGTGTTCCCAGTTGTGAACAAACAAGCTGGTGACTCGATGACTGTTACTTGGACAGTGACCGTTAGCTAATTTTTAGGGGCTACTCATGGAAGCACAGATCGTCACACGTGAGACTGGCGCTACCGCCAAGGGTAGCCCATTGACCAACGCTGAAGTTGACCAGAACTTCATCAATCTGAAAGACCGGATTGAGGAAGCCAAGACAGAGGCTGACACAGATGCGTTGGTTCTCGCTATCGCATTGGGGTAATACATGGCAACCAGTTTTATCAACGCTACGGCAACCGACGTTGGCACGACTGACTCTGTGGTGTACACGGTACCCACGGGTAGCAAGGCCATTTTGATCGGTTGCAACGTGGCAAACAAGACTGGCGGCATCTTGCCGGTCAGCCTGATCCTCCGCAAGACCGGGGGCGACACCTATATTTCCCGCAACAAACGCATCGGCAACGGCGAAAACGACGAGCTGATGAAAGGAAATAAGATGGTTTTGATGGCTGGAGATGCTATAGTTGCTACCAGTGGGCTTGACGACAGTTTTGATGTCATTGCTTCGATCTTGATAGGAGTTGCATGATGGCTGGCTTTTACGAAGGTTCCGACCTTGCAGACAAGACCTTCTATGGTTTTCGTCTGAATCCAGACGATGGCAATCTCAATGTTGAGATCATCAATGATGGCACTCCAGTAGTGCTGCCACAAGACACAGTCGTTGACAAGTACGACTACAAACAGTTTCTTTGGACGCGTGATACGTTGCGTTTTCAATGGGGCCCTAACGGGCATTTACAGGTGGTGTATCTATGACACAAGTGATCGACCTCGGGAAGCTGCGCTTCTCCTTTGCTGGTGAATGGAGCTCTTCCACCACCTATGAAACCAACGATGTAGTCAAGTACGGCGGTAATGTGTATGTCTACACTTACGGCCTGAAGACTTCAACACATCTGCCCACAGATACCGTCTACTGGGCATTGATGGTTGAGGGCTTTAAGTTCCGTGGTACGTACGACAACGCTGTCGCTTACAAGATCGGTGACGGTATTGCCCACGGCGGTAAGGTCTACATCGCTATCGCAGACACGACTGGCCACACTCCACCCAACCTGACGTACTGGTCTCAGTTCGCTGACGGCGTGCAGTACGAAGGTGACTACTCAGGCTCTGCCCAGTACCAACGCAACGACATGGTGAAGTACGGCAGCTCTGCCTACATTGCTAAGCAAGACACCACAGGCAACCTGCCTACCAACGAAACCTACTGGGCAAAGTTGGTTGAAGGCGTTTCTGCTGCTGGCGCTTGGAGCGCGGTCACTGCGTACGTGCCTAACGACTTGGTCGCCTACGGCGCGAACCAGTACAAGTCGATCGCCAACAACACGAACCAACTCCCAATTAACTCCGCCGGTGTGTTGAACAGCACATACTGGGCGTTGCAGACAGAGGGCATTCGCTCTCGTGGTGATTGGGCTACAGCCACTGAATACTACATCAACGATGTGGTTTCGCACGGCGGCAACTCTTACATCTGCGTGGTGCGTAACGCATCAACAACATTCGACACCGATTTGGCTGCTACGAAGTGGGCCAAGTTCAACGGCGGCATTCGCTGGCGCGGTGTTTGGGCTACAGGTACTTCGTACTTTAAAGACGACGTCGTAAAAGACTCCGTCGGCTCTGCATACATTGCCAC